CAAAAGCATCATACAAACCTGGGACATCGTGAGGACTGAATAGCGTGATGTTTCCATTTTCGATGAACCGCTCGTAGAAGAGCTTGGTGATTTGGATGGAGTAGTCGAGTTTTCTGACACGATTGTCCTCGGTTCCTTTGTTGTTCTTAAGAACAATAATATCTTCTATCTCTTTGTGCCAGATAGGAAAGTGAACTGTAGCAGAACCACCTCTGATGCCGTTTTGTGTGCAGCATCTGACAGTGCTTTCAAACTTTTTAAGGAAGGGGATAACGCCTGTGTGTTGTACCTCGCCGCCTCTAATCTTAGCGTTGATGCCACGAATTCTGCCTGCGTTAATGCCGATACCAGCCCTTTGTGCGACATATTTACCAATAGCCATATCACTGCTAAAGATACTATCGAGGGTGTCATCAACATCAACGAGAACACAAGATGCATATTGACGGAGCGGTGTCCGAACTCCTGCCATGACTGGCGTTGGGATGTTGATTTTGTGTTTTGAGATTGCATCGTAGTATTTTTTTACATAATCCATGCGAGTCTCTTGAGGATAGTCGCTATAGATGGTGGCTGCAATCAAGATATACATGAACTGAGGAGTTTCGTAGACATGTCCTGTACTACGATCCTGCACTAAGTATTTATCCGCAACTTGTCTAAGCCCAGCATAGGTAAACAGATAGTCTCTGTCATGATCGATCATATTGTTGATCTGATCAAACTCCTCAGCAGAGTACTTTTGAAGGATCTCAGGGTCATATACGCCCCTCTCAATGCCAATCCTAATATGATCGGTTAGATTGCTATGTTCATGCATCTTACCCCACAGTTGTTTCCTCAGAGAGAACAACAACAATCGAGCTGCTACGAATTGATAATTGGGATTTTCAAGGTCGATGAGATCAGAAGCACTACGGACCAAGATCTCTTGGATCTCTGCAGTTGTGATACCATCATAAAATTGGATCCCAGAATTAATTTCAATCTGAGATGCAGACACACCTGTGAGGTCAGTACATGCCTCATCAACCATCTTGTGCATCTTATTGAGGTCAAGAGATTCTACTTGTCCAGACCGCTTCTTAACCTTTGTCCCGTTGGTCATACTTTTTTCCACTCAGTAAATTTAACTTGTGCTTCTAGCCCAGAATATGTATTCGATTCTAGCGCATCGTTCACATCGATGCCTGCTAAAACCATATCATTGATGTCTTTTTGTCTTATACTTGTTGGCCAGATGACGACTTTCTCGCCTCTAGATATAGCTCCTCTGATGCGTCCAACAATCTCGCCATTACGGGGCTCGTTATCAAAAGTATAAATGCAATCGCTTCCCTCAAGACAACTAAGGTCACCGTCAGCACCACACAAAGCCACACTATTGTCGATGAAAGTGCTGTCAAAGGGTCCTTCGACCACATAGATTGGTAATCCTTTATCGACTTCATCAAATCCATAAATTTTTGGTGCCTCATCGTTAAACATAATAGTTATATATTTGATATGGTTTGGCAATAATGCCCTACCTTGAATCCCCACAAGATCATTTTGATACCATAAAGGTATGATAATCCTGGGTTCTTCGTTCTTTGTGTCCTTGAATGTTGGTTTTATACTGTTAACAAATGTTTTAAATTTGTCAGCATAATAAAACTGATTAGAGTCTAGTTTTCTCTGCTTTAGATACTCTCTAGCACTATCTACCGCAGAACACTTCGGTAGATTCAACCTTGCTTTGAATTTTGGTTTCTCAAACTCAAACACAGGGTCTTCGACTACAGTCGCTTTTCCAGTCAACCCCTGTTTGAACCTCTCCATAACATATCTTTTATAGAGAGTTCCATCAATCTTCTTGATGAAGTTGCTGAAAGACATCGACGCGCCACAATTATGACACTTGTAGTTAGCGTCATTCTTCATGGCATAGATGTACCCTCTCGCCTTGTTCTTATACTTTTGGGAGTCCCCACAGATGGGGCACCTAAAGTTATAGAGGTCAGCTTTGACTCTCTTGAACTTCTCGAATCTAGCTGAGAGTAGACCTATGTACTTTGAATCTATCAGATTCATCAACCAGTCCAGTGCCTGGTACTATCATACTGGTTTCTTGTGGCGATGTCAATCCCCTCATCAATGCTTGACCGGGAACGCTGACCATGAATGAGATCACAGCGAGACCACCGAAGATTGTCCACATCTTTTTCTCCATCATCCTGAGTCTGTCATCTACCATACGAATGTCTCTCTCACAACCTTTCTTGATTGTGTCTGTCTCTTTATTCAGATCTGCATGAAGTCTATCTACTTTTTCAAATAGAATTCCATCGACTTCACTCTGTGTGGCTAACTTCTCGTTATGCACAGCAAGAAGTTGTCCCATCTTTACAGAGTTATCCTGTAACGAATCAACTACTTTTTCTAATCTTTCAATGATGGCAGTATTTAAAATTGTAGTATTTAAATTAGAGTCCATTGCTGTTAGATTACTTGGTTAGATCTCTTCGGAATTGTTGCTGTCCATACCATGCTGTACCAGAAGCACCGTTCTTAGCCCACCAACTAGGATGATTCTTTTTTGTACTCAGTTGAGCTGAACGATTAATTTTGTTTAGTTCAGGATCATTTTGAACTTTTAATTTAACTGCACCTTTATTGTCAGCTTTAGTTCCTACACCATCAAGTCCACCAGTAGCACGGCGACCAGAGTTGTCCTGTGACGCGGTAGTCTTGCTTGGAGTAGATGTAGGTTGTCGAGTAGAGGGAGTCACATCAGATTTTGGAAGTCTATCTTTAATAAACTTAGTCGCTGGTTTAACTACATGACGATTTAAACGATCGCCAGCAGCCTTGATGCCAGCTTTAAACTCACCAAAACTCTTAAGTCTGATGCCCTCTTCTAGATGATTCATTTCTTATTCTTCAGGTGATCAAGCCAGACTTTTCTTGAACCGTGTCCACCAGTAGCATACTTTTTTCTACTAAAAGGTTTGTCAGTAAGAGGTTTGTCATATCCAGCAACAGGTCCAGCAGGATCTGCCTTGCCACCAAAACCACCAGATGCACCGACTGCATTACCAGCCATCATCTCCATGATACTATTAACCTTTCTAAGTCTTCCCATCAAACGGTCCTCAGCTGTTCTAAGCAGTATTCATCATCATGAATATTATTTAGTTCAGTCCGAGGATAGTCAGGAATTCTACCTAGGTAAGTTAAAAAACTCTTGGTACATGTCCAGAGTTCTTTATCTAATTTAAAGAATAGCAGGGGAACTCCAGCATCACCAAAAACATTAAAAAGGACTATAAAGTGATTAAGAATAAGGTGGGTTCGTAACTCACCAGTATTCCTGTATCGCTTCAGTAGCCTCTTAATATATTTTATCCGTTTCAAGTCATCATAAAAATCATCTTGAGTAACCGCTTGTGGGTTATCATAATTTTTAATGGCAAAAAGCAGATAGTTGCTATCATTCAATTCATCAAATCTCATTTATCCCTTATTCATCAGTAGGATAAGCAATTCCATTAGCACCTGTGGAGATTCCAGAAGCAGCTACAAGAACTTCGCTCTTGACTCTCAGGTTACCATGCATATCAATATAAGTGGTAACACCTACCCATCCATGATGAGCAACACCGTATTGACCAGCAGTATCTGTGGAAATACCGTAGACTAAAGAATCTGCCTCAGATCTTTCTTCTTGATATACACTGTCCTTAACAGTATACATTGGTAGTTCGCTGATACCGTATGTAGTAGCAGCAATACTTGCTGCACTCAATCCAGCATCTGAATCGATAGTAAGAATACGGTCACTAGTGATGCCACTGATAACAGCGTCACCATAGTAGGTTCCTACACCGCCGCGAGCACCAACACGAATTACTTGACCAACTTCAACATCGGTTGTAAAAGTGGTTCCTGTGCCAGTTACAGTAAGACCACTAACGGCTACTGTGCCAAAGGTTTGAATATTGTCGTTAAGACCCCAGAGAGCCATGTTCTTACACCCGAACTACAGTTTTCATAGAATTATTTATAACCTATGCATCCTCGCGGGTTTTGATAGCATTGGTGACAACTTCAAGTAGTTGATCATCCATGTCAGTCTTGGTCAGCTTAACCGCTTTAGCAAGAATAACAAGACAGATCTCAACCATCTTCTCACCAAGTTCTTCATTCTCAGGAATTTTATTAATAGCATCAGTAATAATTTTTGATGCCAATGGAAGTAAAAAAGAAAGCATAATTTGAGATAATTACTTCAATATATAGGCTCAATCTTTTTCTTTCTAGTCCTTTTTCTTTTTATCCATTAAAGCACCCTTACCATGCTTAGCACGGATTTGTGCTTTGACAATATCCATAGCACTCATACCCTTTCCGTATTTCTTCTCAGTCTCTTTTTGAAGAGCGGTCTTTCCTTTACGCTTTTTATCATCATCAGATCTTTTGGTAGGGCGATCATACCGATCATTACCATCAACACCACCGCGTTCCATGCGGCGATCTTTCATAGCATCTGATGCTTCTTCTTTAAGCTTAGCAGCATCAACTTGAGCCCTCTTTTTACTAGAAGGTAATTCACCTAGACGCTGTTGTAACGATTTGCCAGCTTCAATTGAAGAATCAGATTTGAATATACCAGGGTTGGCAGTAGAGTTCATACCTTTTTGGTTTTTAAAATCCAGACCTGCTTTCTTCACTAAAGCTTTAATCCCCTTGATCGCTCCACCGTTAGCGTCAAGTTTCTGCATGTTCTTCTCAGCTCTCGCTCTTGTCGCTGCTCTTGCTGCCGCAGCATCTGCTGCCATAGATGCACGATAATCGGTTGCTTGTTCCTTCTGTATTTTTTTCTTAATATCAGCAATAGTATCCTTTACATTTTCAGAGGATCCAGTGTCAACAGTACTGAGTTTCTTCGCTTCAGGACCTGCTTCACCTTTAGTACCTTGTTTAGGTGCAGAATCTGTAGCCTTTGATGCTGCCTTAGTCTTAGCCTTAGTCTTAGTCTTAGGCGTATCCTTCAGACCATATCTAGGAGCATCAGGTACTTCAGAAGCTTGCCTAATTCCAAAACGCTTTACTTGTCTATCATACGATGACATCTTATATCCAGGATCACTCTTATCTTCTTCAGAAGATGGTCTCCTTTGGCTCGAGGCAACACCACCAGCCTCATAGAAGTTCTTAACGGTTTTGACCAACCCCTCATTGACATCAGGATTAATAACGACTTTATTCTTTACAGGCTTCTCTTCGATCGTTATTTCTTTTTCGTCTGAGTTGGTTGCCTTCTCAGACTTATAGAGCTTTTTTTCGGATAATTCTCCAACCTTGGTGCGGAGATGAAGTTCTAATTCTTCTTTCTTAGTGCGCCTTGCTTTGTCTGCAGCAATAGCGGCACCAACTGTTTTACGACGCTTTTTCAGATAACCATCAGACTTATCAACATCGCCATCATTATCAATGTCATCATCCTCTTTGCCCACAGGATCTAAAGCTTCAGGCATGAAGACATTTGCCATGCTGCTAAGCATGATATCCTCTGCGGATTGCTCAATAAAATTAGCCATTGCTGATCGCCTGAAGAATGTGTTTCTTTCTATTTCTTATTTATAAATGACTTTACCTTCTCCATAGGAGTCAGTTTCTGTACATACTCTCTGTAAGAGTCAGTACCCACCTCCCGTTTATGTGCGGGAACACCAGAAGGGAAGCGGGAAACATATTCGGTCAAATCCTTAATCCAAGATTTGAACATGATACCTTCTTTAGTAACAGCAATGACATGATTTGCACCGCGTCTAATGATTCTGCCGACTAGTCCAGTATTAAGGGACTCTGCAAGAGTGCCAAGTCCAAATACATTGCCCGCAACATAGTGCTCTCTAAGTGTTGTTTGATCATACTTAGGAGCAATTTGCCAAAGCTCTACACCTTCAGTTGCAGCAGCTGCACCCATAGATCTTTGTACGGTATTGAACAATTCTCTTGCTACCATACCCTTTGCTGCTTTTGGCAACCCATTCTTAAATGCTTCAAAGTCACCATCTGCTGCTAGAGATCGAAGTTTGGAAGCAGACATGCCCTCCACCCCCTCAGAGTCGGCGTCCCGTTCTCCTGCAGAGATGACATTAATCGCATCAAAATTATAGAGTTGCCCGTTGTATTTGTTCGCGAGGTTCTCAAACTCTTTTTGTCTGTCAGAACCAACCACGATGTTGATACCGCTGTATCCTTCTGCATCTGCTTGTTTTAGTGCATCAAAAATAGTACGAATCGCTGGATCATAAACGATAGAGTTCGCATGATCGGGGAACATCTTCTTCATGAACAGGATCTTGGTCTCAGAATCCAAAGGATTCTTTTGGGGATCCACCGAATGAGATGGATATACAATATATTGATCGCCGTCAGCGGTATTTTTTATCTTATCGAGAAGTTTTTCGTGACCAGATGTGGGAGGATTAAACCTACCAAATCCAATCGTCAAAGTTCCGCGTGTCTTTTCTACTTCTGCTTCTTCTTCTTCAGGAGGTATCTCCCCTCCGCCTTGACCACCAACTGGTGGTGGTGGATTCTCTGGAGTCAGTCCTCTAGCTGCAGGACCAGGTGTATTAGGGTCAGTTTCTTGAGCTAGTTTTCTACCACTGTTAAAAACCAACTCGCCATCTAAGGTTCTACCAACAATTCTGCCATTGGTATCTACCCACGAGCCATGACCATCACCGACAAGACCAAGCTTCTTCGCCTGCTTTGCCGCGTTACTTTGTGCTTCGTTCAGAAAGTGAAAGAAACTTTTCATGATTTATGAAAATACCCGCCTAGCAGTCTCCGCAACTCTATTTATGTTAAATGACACAGTGATACGAAGTTTGTCAGATATGTTCTTTTTTACCATATGTTCCAAGCAGGATGGGAATATAACAATGTCACCCTCTTCTACATCAACATCATTAAACTCATCTAGATGTGGATTTACATCCATGTCAATAGATGTACCCTCAGAATGGATATTCATATGGGTGAGATATGCGTAAATATCTGCTTGAGGATTAACAAAAGTTGTTCCGATATGTTCTTCAGGATCGAAACAAACATAATGTATCCCAGAAAAAAACCCAGGCAAATGGGTATGACCTTCCTGGAAGTGTGATTTCTCATAGGCATTCATCCAAATTTCATCAATAACAGGTCTACCAAGGAACTGCATGTCATCTTTCCATTGATAAAGAATATCATTGTAGATGTTAGCGTATTCCTCATGAGGAAAGGCTCCAGAACCAAACTCTGTCCTTACATTACATGACCAACCCTCAGGAGTTCCATTGGTTGCATGATTTTTATAGGATTGATATCTTTGGACCAATGTATTTTTCAACTCAGGATCATTAAGATTGTACTTATAGATTCTCTGAGGAAACAAATCAATATACATTTATTCAGTGTAGATAGCTTTTAGGAAGTTGACATCTTTGTCCAGATCATACTTAGACTTTGTAGGTTTTTGTACAATCTGCAATGCCGTCGTAAATCTATAGTTATACATCACGCTTCCACCCCTCTTCACACGAATTCTAACCCTCATGCTAGGATTGAATTGTGGGACAGGTAACTGTACAGGATTTTGCAGCATGTAGTACATGCCATATCCACCTATCTGGATGTAATAGTTTTGCTTAGCAGCATAGTAGTTCCATAGAGCTGATGGTTTGATAGGCAAAAAGGCATCCTTAAACCTAGCATAGTCAGACTTCACCATGTCTTGGGTGATCGACTTGTTCGGAATGATGCCTTTGTTCGGTTGACCTTTAGGTCCCCAAGTTTTATTCACAAACTGCTCAACGCCAACTGCCCTAAGCAGTTGACGCATCTCGTCTGCAGCAGCAGTCTTTGCTCCTCCTAATTGCCAGATCTTTTTCTTCTGATCAAACTCAAGAGTTCCTTGACCGTAATCAGCTTTGAGATCTAATTTAAGTTCTAACTTTTGATTTGCTTTGTTATAGATGAACATTGCATCTGGAGCATTCGCGTCAGAACCTGCAGGGGTAAATCCGTTTGGAACTAAACCAGCTGCTTTTAGTTTTCTGTGTATCTTTCCTTCGTAAAGGAACCCAGCTTCCCCTGCCATTAGAGATTAGTTTACTTTTTTTTATTTAGAGACTTATTGTAGATAACAACTTTTTCTCCATCGTGAGTAAACACCAGTTCATCATCATGACCCCAACACAACTCTTCGTACAAAGAATTTAATTTTCTTAAATCTTCGTATAGCGCATTAGAGTTCGGCATCTTTTTTTTCCTTGTTGAAACCAAAAGGCGCAAGTTTATCTTCTACCCGCTTTTTCATAACAACACCAGCAAGAGACTCCATAACTTTAAGAATCTCTTCTGCCTTAGCACCTTCGCCAAGTTCTTTGGCAACATAGAAATACTTAGGAAAAAATTCTTCTCCAGCATTCTTATATTCGTCAAGAGTAATAGCTTTCATTTACCAACTCCGTAGTCACCACCACTTTTACGGTGCTCTGATTCAAGATCGCTAATTGTCTCATGCAGTTTCTTGACTGCTTCAATCACTTCAGGAGTTTCTTCCCACTCCCAAGTTTCACCTTTGCTGCTAAAAAATTGTCTTGTAGTCATTACAGATCACCTGTCTTACGATTTTCTGAGTAATAAGAATCAAAAGTTCCTGCTGGATAACGCTTCGATAGTTTATCGATATTACGGTCAAGAACTTCTTCTAAGGAAATGTCAAGTGCCATACATGCCTGAGCAACATACCACATAACATCACCAAGTTCGATCTTTAGATGATCTATATTAGCTTCGTCCCAGGGTTTGCCTTGGAAAATAATTTTCTTAACAATCTCCATGAACTCACCACCTTCAGCAGAGATGCCCACAGCAGCAGTTAGAAGACGCTGAATCTCACAACCACCTGCTTGAAGTGCAGCAACACGAGCAATAAACTGTGCAGGATCCTTAGATGGAGCACTAGTTACTTGATTAACAAACTCAAGATAACCATCCTTAGAAGTAGTGGTATTAGTATCTGTATTTGTAATTACAACATTAGGAGCGGGAGTAGGAACCTCTGTAGTATAGGCAATTCTTGGGTCCACTTTTGGTTGAGGATTGGTATGATTAGGATTACCTAACTGGGGTCCAGTACGATCTTCTGAATCATCGGACCATCCTTCAGTACCAGGATCGCCAGGTTCTGCTTCCCAGAACTCTTTAGCGCGAGGACGACGAGGAGGGGTAGCTACAGGTCTCTGTGGATCTGGAGTAGCGTCAGCAATAGCGTTAGAATAAGTAGGCATAATTAGTTTAAAACAGAAGTGTATTGTGGATGATAGTTGTGTACAGAGTTCAACCTAAAGGCTTCCCATGTAGCACCCACAGTGCTCAGATCTGAATCTGGGAAATCCAGAGCATCTGGATATACAGTGAGGAATGCAGTTAACATCATTCTATCATAGTCCCCATGCCATTCTGGTTGAATGTATGGGTTATGAAACTGCATGGTGGAATACATTACAAGATCATTATACTGCATTTGTACAGCATCTTCAAGCCTGAAGTTCTCATAATCTTCCATTTGAAACCACGAATCAGCTTTAGCATCTTCGTGTCTTTCATAGAAATTACTTAAGGCATTTGCCTCATCTCTATTCATATCCATCCAGTTATTTCTACCCATCCATGACCAAAAACCAGTCCTCACTGGGTCTGGAGATTGAGACAGATTGATGTTAGCTGCAATATGCATCTGAAGATAATCAGGATCATCTAGTTCATTGTCTACATGAGGATAGCAACAAGAACATGACGATCTATCTAGGGTCATATTACCACCCTCTAAATTTACATACCCATCTCTAACTGCAATAGTGTTAACACCAAGAATTTTTTTGACAGGAGTTGTAAGGAACTTGTAAAACTGAGTTTGAAACAAAGGTGGAATCTCAGCTGTCAGTCCAGGGCGAACCGTAGTATCCGTCTCCTCAATATCTTTGGTCGCCCAGTAAGGAAAGGTAAGCAGGAACTCACGAACCTTGTCAGGATATTTAAACACATCCTTTGCAACAATAATGGTAAATGGTTGCCTTGTTCCTAGATCATGAAATTCAAACTCAAGGTTATTAGTAACGGAAATTTCATTCCATATCTCGCTAGATGCTTTAATCATTGAATTTCAATTTAGAAAATTTATCTGCGGTATCGTTAGTGATTAAAGTTTCTTGACCACTATCTAAAAGATTGCCACCATCGCTTTGTTCACAATCATACAACCGCATCTTTGCCCTGTCAATACCTACGACAAATCTCTTATTGAGAGTAGGATCATTGTATCTATTCTTCAATTGTTTGACCATAATTTGTCCTAGTCCCTCAAGGTCATCTGTTGAAATAAGGGCAAACATAAGATCAGCAGTAGCAGGGAGACCAAAGGACTCACTAGTGTCAGTAATGTCAACATCAGAGCTACCATAACCAGAACGAGTGGTCTGGGTGGCAGATAAGATAGGGACCCTTGCCTCAACAGCGAGTCCTCTAAGTTCTTCAGCAATAGACTTGATAACCGTATATGAATTGACATTGCTGCCTCCCCGATACCTGCTGGAAGCACAAATATTAAGGTAATCAATGAAAATAATATCAGGTCTAAATGACTTCTTAAGTGCAAGCTCATTAAGAAGTGCCTTAAAGTGTCCACTATGTGCGCTAGCAGTAGGATACTCTTTAATTATAAGAGAACCTTGTGTCTTCTTAGCTAGATTTGATACTTTATTTTCAAAGATAGATTTAGGAAGTTCTACAAGGTCCTTGATATTTACATTCAATAAGTTAGCATCAATTCTCTCTGCAATTCTCTCTTCAGCCATTTCAAGCGTGATATATAACACATTCTTTCCTTGGAGTAGAACCGAACTTGCGAAATGACACATAAACAAACTCTTACCGACGCCAGTCCCAGCCAAAGCAATATTGAGCGTTTTGTTTGGTAGACCACCCTTGGTAATTTTGTTGAAATAATCAAGGTCAAATGGGATCTTGTCTTCCTTCCTGTGGTATGACTCGTACCGTTGCTCATAATCTTCTAGGTAATCGTGTCCAATGTGATTGTCAAACGATACTGCTAAAGCTTCTGAGAGAATACTAGGAATAGCATCTCTAGTTTTCTTTTCATCGCCACCATCAGCAATCTGGATAGACTCCATAAGAGCTAGGTAGATAGCACGATCACGACACCACTGCTCAGTTGTGTCTAGCAACCATTGTGTATGAGTTTCTGACTCACGAAGGATGTCTACTACCTTTGTAGTGTCCTTAAATTCTTGTTCAGACAGATCTTCTCTGTTCTGAATCTCAATATTTAAAATTTCTGGAGTGAGAACTTTGTCATACTCTAGAGCAAAAGTAGAGATCTCCTGAAATATGATCTTCTCTGTACGCTCTTCAAAATAATCTTCCTTAATGAAAGGCAACACCTTCCGAAGGAACTCTTCATCATGAATGAGATTCCTTAGGACGGTCAGTTCTATACGATCCAAAATTACTCACCATAACTAAATTCTTTCTTGGCAACATCATCGAGTTGTTGCATCACTTCTTCAGTAAAATACTGTTCAGGATCTTTATAGATCGCTTTAGCATAGACTTTCTTACCGTCTATCTCATAACGACCTGCTACATTTTTCCAAAGTCCGCCAACCTCACCGAGTTCAAGAAGACCAAAATATCTATCAAGACCACGATCATCGTAATAGAGACGCACCGTAACATCTTTGTTCTCCTTACTCAAACGCGACTTGTGAGTCTTTGCCTTGATAAGATTACCAATGACTTCTGTTCCATCCTTCTCTTTCTTCTTGCTGAGATAGATGATTGTACTTGCTGCATACTTGAGACCAGAACCTCCTCCCATTTCCTTTGTAGGGACATAAGAACCAATGACATCGTAAGTGTGGTTAGTGACAATCATTGGTATTTTAGCCTGTCCTAGCTTCAATGTCAACATCCTGAAGGCACCTTTAACCAGTTGTGATTTTGTCATATCACGAACCTGTTTCTCGTCAAGAGCATCTCTGATTTCCTTCTCGGTAGATAACATACCAAGAGAATCCAGAACAAACATACAGGGTTTACGATCTTGCTCAGGTGTTTTCAAGTAAAGATCAACTGCTTTCAGAGCTTTACTACGAAAGTCTTCAATAGTAACAACATTAACTACGACCAGGCGATTGAGATCAATTCCTCTACTTTCGAGAAGAGATTTATTAACTGCTGACTCGGTGTCAAAATAAAGGCAATATCCACCAGGATTAGAATCAAGAAAGTTTTTGACGACAGCGAGAGAAAAGAAAGTCTTGCCAGTAGAAGACTCACCAGCAATGGCAGTAATCTTATTCCCAGATACACCCCCAAATATACTACCTGAGCAAAGCCCATTAAAGATGTAAGAGCCCGTGTCCACATATGTCTCAGAGTCATTAATATCTGCGGCAAGTTGTGTGTATTCACCACCCACCTCCTTGACAATTTCTTTCAAAAAATCCATTTAGTTTTCGTCCCATCTCAATGTCTTGAGGTATTCTAGCACATTTTCCCGCACTGACATCAATTCATTAAAGCACTCTTGATTGTGAGCACAGTTCCTAAGTTTAGAGTCTGGTTTGTGGACGCTTTCAATAAAGAGGTCAAGCCCCCTATTCCACCTTTCTTGATCTGTCATGTGAAGAAGAGTTCTAAGTTTGCTGTTTTTTCCACTGACCATCCAATAGCATCAAGAATAGTCCTCAAAGGTTCTAAAAACGCTTTGTTGAATTGAGTGTCGTAATCGACATACTTATTAATACCCAACTCCTTAGGAAAATCCTGAATAAATGAGATGACATTCTCATGTAAGATGTTGGGTTTCTTTAGATAACAAAACTTGATCTTCTCACCGTTTTGAATGAGAGAATATTTGTTAGTAAGTTTTGCTTCTTTAATATAATGGTTATAAAGAAGAGCACCGCGACAGTGGATTGGTGTTCCCTTAGAATAAATGTCCGAAGAAGATTTATATTTTACAACATCGCTGACAGATCTTGGAAAAGAAATTTCTTCTGGAGGGAGAGACTTGAATTTGGTACGACATTTGTCGATGTAGTCAATCATGTCATCTTCAGACCCTGACATCATAATCTTAAAGGCATCCTTTAACATTGCTCTGCATGGAGCAGGTGTGGATGACTTTACAGCTTCGATGCCCATCACCTTTAATTTAGGTTCGGAATATGCTACACCTTCACTATTGTAAACATTCAGGATATATCTTTTTTTAGCAGTCCAAATACCACGGTCAGCGATATTCTCCCGCTTCATACTCATCTTTTGCTCGTATGCCGAAACATAATCCGCAAGCTCTTGATATGAGGTCTCAATAAATGGTTCCAGTTTCTCTTGGCAGATCTTGTCAAGTAACCCCACAACTGCTGCTTTATCACCAGACTTAGAACTAAGAAATTTAGTAACAAGAGGTCCAAGATTAAGATAGATTGAGTCGGTGTCACTTGCGACAACATAGTCTTCACTCTTTGTCTGCAAAAGTTTATTTAGATATTCATTCACCTTGCCCTCAATCCAGCGGATAGAGACCTGACCAGACAGAGTAATAGCTTCTGCGTTTGCTAGTTTGTAGTACCTAAAATATTGATTACCAATAGCGCCATAAGCAGAGTTAAGAGAAATCTTCTTCGCCATTTGAATGTTGTTGCATCTAGAGATCTCCTTTTTAAGTGCTTCAGTAGGAGTCTTCTCGTACTGCTGCTTGGCTTTGAGCATCCTCTTCTTGAATATAACACGCTCTCCATACATTTTCTCCATAAGTTCGGGCAAGAATCCCTTCTTATCTTTACGGAACATAGCACCGTTTGGACAAACAGCGTACTGTTTGTACATCTCAAAACTTATCTGTTTACTAAGTATCTTGTCAACGGAAGCAGTTGGGTGCCTTTCGTCCAAGAGGGTTTCTGGTGATATGTTGTACTGCATGATGAGATGAGGATAAAGAGAGTTGAGGTCAAAAGACACAACCCAGTCATAGACTCCCGGAATCGGTTCCTTAACATAGGCTCCTGCATACTTTTCATCCTTATTTGATGATACTTTAGGTGGAATGACAATACCTTTTTTCTTTAGGTAGTTATAGATGATAGTATCCCACATCCTTACTTGATAAAAGACATCACTATAGTTAACTTTAGCATCGTATGCCATAGTTAAAGCAAGCTCGATCAACTTCATCTTATCTTCAAGACGGTCTACGAGCTCCACATCAATGATATTATATTCTACAAATTTTTGCCACCCATTAGTATAGAAATCCTTAAAGGTATCAAACTCTGAGTGGTCAAGTTTTTTCTGACCAAGTTCTACATTTGCAATGTAATCAAGACGATACGATTCTTGATTGGTATATGTAAATTTTTTATAAAGATCGAGATAATCTAACTGGGAAATACCGCCAATGTCATAGAAGACTTGCCTACGACCTTTGATAAAGACCTCTTTCTGAGATACTAATCCCCAAGGCGATAATCTCTTAGCAAGTTTTTCGCCAAGAACACGATCAATACGCTTTGCAATGAACGGCATATCGAACAACTGAATGTTCCAACCAGTCACAACATCAGGAGTATTCTCCATCCACCAGTTGATAAAACTGTTGAGTAGATCCCGCTCATTGTTGAACTGAATGTAGCGAACATTGTCCTGTTTAATCTTGAACGGACCCTGACCCCAGGTTGTAATCTCCTTTGTATTATAATCTTGAATAGTAATCAGCAAGATCTCTTGATCAGCTGCCTCAACATCAGGAAATCCATTCTCAGCACGAGTTTCGATATCGACTGTGATAAGGCGAATCTTACTAGCATCAAATTTAATCTCTTCTTGAGGATACTTATCAGAGATATACTGATAGATGTACCGCTCATTACCGTAAACCTTAAAGTTATCAACATCACTATACCGCTTCATAAAGTCACGACAATCACGGACACTTCCGGGTTTGACAGGCTCTACATATTCACCGTCAAGAGTCTTGTAATAAGTTTTTTTCTTTGCCGGAACGAATAATGTTGGAGAATATTTCTCTCTAAACTGAATGTACTCACCATTTTCATAACCACGAACGAGGAACTGGTCCCCAATCATTTGTACATTAGTATAGAATTTCATCAGGTAGTCAGTTCTTTGTATGCGTCGAGAATAAACTTTTCAGGATTGATCAATGTGAGGATGTTATCGCTCTGAATCCTACACTTCTTATCAGAAGACATATTCATAACTGCCCAGGGCACAAGACGATCCTTGTAGTCTGCAGGTTCTTCATCTAACACCGTAAATTCATAAGGTTTAGTCAGTTCGCAGTCAGGTTCACCGATGTCAGCACCAATCTCTTCAACATCAGCAATAATGCAACGATAATCTTCCTTGAATACAATAAGTTTAATTGCCATTGAGTAACTCCAGGTACATGGTTTTGATATCAGGCAGAGGTTCATAGACCGTCTGCACATTGTTTGGATTCACGAGGAATTGTGTGTCAGCTGTTAGTGGTTGCCAAGTAGCAAAAGAAACTTGAGAACTTGTTTGCTGTACATTTGTATCATCCTCTTCTTCTTCGGTCAGCATGACTCTCTGCGGTTGCAGAATAAGCTTAAGGGGGTTGCATATCAGATATTGACGACTCTTATCCTCATCCAGGACTTCTTTGACATCACCAATGATTTGATCAGAACCAATGATTGCGACTTTAATGGACATAATGCAGTTCTTACCTCTGGGTATTATAGCATAAAAAAAGGGGACTGTCTGGATTTTGCCAGACATCCCCTTGCGGCGACGATACGCTTCTATTTAGAACCAACTTTTCCGCTGATGAGATTCGGGTACAATCTTGCCCAGTTCGACAGTTAACAATCCATCTTCAAAGTCCACGGACTTAACCTCAACATCATCAGAGAGCGTCCAGACCCGCGTGAAGGACCTCTGTGCCAGTCCTTTGTGAGCGTAGGTTGTATCGGTCTCCTTATCCTCCTTCTGCCCCTCTACGAAGAGTTTCCCTGCCTCCGTGTAGACATTAACCTCTGCCTTCCTGAACCCCGCTAGAGCGACCTCTAGCCTGGATGTTACGGCACTTACAGTTATGAGGTTGTATGGGGGATAATTTGAGGTAGTCTCATGCAGTTTGAAGAGACGATCAAAGTATTCGTCCATTCCAATACTGTTTTTGTTAATCCTGTCTAGTAGCTGGTCAATGTTTGCAGCATTAAACTTCATCAGTGTACTCATGATAGCTCCTTAGTAAGCGAGTTTGTCTTGTATGGACCCTTTCGGCATCCACTACTAATTATACAAGAAGACAAAAAAAAGAGGGTGTGGTTAACCCCCTTATAGTAGCGTATATTCCGATGTAGCGTGTCGCGCACGAAAAGGCGACGAACTATTTATTCGGTTTCCACAACCTCTTTTGTCTTTCGACCGATGTTGTATTTGGTCTCTAGTGTCCAATTCTCTTTTTCTTTATATGCTAGGACTTTGATCTGATTCAAGGGAGCAATGTCCTGAATTACCTCAGCATCAGAGACTTTAACCAGACCCCAATCAGAGAGCAATTGGATGATTCTGTTTCGTCTTTGAACATCATTGATAGTAAGGTTAGCTCTCTTACCATCCAATGCGAATAACTCTTTAAAATGTACAATGAAGTACTTTCCTTGCTTATGAAGAATGTGGCATGATTGATATAACTTCTTTTCTTTCCTAGAAGCTACACCAATTCGTGTCAAAGTTTCTCTCACTTTCAAGAAATCATCTGGTTCACCGAGGAATACCTCAACCATTTTCTCAGGTGCCCACTCAAAAATGGGCTCAACAACGACGCTCATCTCAATATATCAAAAAGTTTGAACTATTTAGCGCAGCTGTTCTTTATAATCAGCTATAGCATTTTTGACAATATTATAGGTTGATCCGTTATATGATTTCTCAATATATCTCTTATCCCACCATTGATCGATATCACATTTCTTACCAGTTTTTTCTTCATAGATTGCTATGAACAGTGACAATAAGTTCCATTGACTGGGTGGAATGTATCTGGGAGAGATGCAAACAAAGATGTGATCATAATCATAGTTACCATGATCATATTCC